AAGTGTATCAAGATCCATAATCTTATCTGCAATGTGTTTTGCAATATAAGGGTCTTCTGATCTTGCTGCAAATGCTAATGCATTACGAAGATTTTCAATAGCATCTTTGATACTATCTTCTACTTGTTTTGATACTTTCATTTAAATTCACATTCTAACATCAATTGAGTAAGACAGGCAAGAAGATTAATTTCTTGATCTACGACAAAGGCAGACTTATATTGATACTCAGCAATAATTAAAACTGCTGCAGCAATAGAAGGACCTTCCATTACATTAGAAAGATTATCATAAATCTTACGCATAATAGAAGTTGGATCGGAATCAAGATTTTGAGTGACCCATTTTTTTACATCATTAAACCTTTTATCTTTAAGACTCTCGACTAGAGAGTCTACATTAGCATCTCCTAGCGCCGCCAGAATGCCAGTGTCGATAGATCCCGTGCTGGCATATCGCTGGAGTTCGTTAAGAGTGCGTCGGAAGTCTGGGAAGTATTTCTGGACGACTTCTGCCACAACTCTAGGAGCGAAGGTGACCTCCTCGCGTTCGAGGATATCTCTACAGCGATTGAAGAAAGACGCTGCCAACTCTTGCTTAGTTTGTCCACGAACATTAAATTCTACGACTGTTGTTCTGCTATGTAGCGGTTCAATAATTTTGTTTTTGAAATTACAAGTGAAGATGAACCTACAGTTTTTCTGGAACTCTTCGATACTTGCACGAAGAAGTAGTTGGACATCTGGTGTTGTGTTGTCTGCCTCATCAATGATAAGAACTTTGTGACGAGCAGAAGCAGTGAGAGACACAGTAGCAGCAAAGTTCTTTGCCTGATTGCGTACAGTGTCCAAGAATCGACCTTCATCAGATCCATTGATAACATAGTAATCTGCTCCCAGTTCGTTACAGAGTGCTTTAGCAATAGTAGTCTTACCAACACCAGCAGTTCCAGAAAGCAGAAGATTTGGAATCTCACCTTGCTCAATAAAACTCTGGAAGGTTTTCTTCACAGATTCGGGGAGGATGCACTCGTCTACAGTTTGAGGACGGTACTTCTCTACCCAGAGAAAATCATTCATAATCAAATCCAATCAGGTTTACGATCCGGGCAACGTTTGTAGTTATCCTTTACCCAAGATTTGGATGCAATATACCTTTTATATGCGGTAAAAACATCGATAGTTGTATCATACTTAAATTCGTCTGGTCCTGCAAAAACAAAATTCTTTGGACTTTTTCCAGATCGACCAGCAGGGTCAGCATAAGGAAAAATCGAATTTGCATAAGCAAGGGTACGAAGACACGAATGGATTTTACCATACCGCTCAGAATATTCCTCACATAATGCAAGTCCATGACGAATTACCCATCTCCAATTATGAACAAATTCACCGGTCCAGATGGTACAAGGATGATTCCTAAAGGCACCTTTTTCTGTTTTATAAGGGTTACCATTTGCCTTTGGTAATTCTCCGTACCCATGACCCCATTTGTCAGAGGCAACGATAGAAAGCATTTGACAGCATTCCAAAGGCATTTTTACAATATGTTTGTCAGGTAGAACCCTTGCTGATTTTATGGGACAAGGGTCAGTAACAAAGATGTTCAATTGTTGGGTTCCATCGCTATAAAATATTTTACACCATCACCCTCAAAGAGTGCAACATTATGCTTACTTACTGTGACATTGTAATCACCAGGTAGAAGTTTGAGATTTTCAACCTTGAAGCAATAACAGAAGTTATCCTCAGTAGTGCCAACCTCAACAGAATAACTGTTGGATGTGTCATTCTTTTTATCAGCAACACACAGTTTTAAAATACCAGCATCACCAAACAGACACAGGTCAGGAAGTTGATAGATATTTGCCGCTCGACTAAGTTGAGCAAGAACATCAGAATCCAAACGAAACTTTACTTCTTCAGAAGGAAGTTGAATTTCATTTTCTGGAGGTTGAGTGATGATATCTGGATCAGCATAAAAGAATCGAGTCTTAGACTTTCCCCTCTGATCACTAACAGTCACAAAATTAGTTTCTGTTGTATCAATACGAGGAGAATCGAAGAGAGAAAGTCCACCAAGAAAAACACCCAAGTCATAGATGCTGATTTGAGATTCAAACTGTTCCTCAACATTAGCAATAGCAAGAATATTCTTATTGATACTCAATGTAGATACTTGATTGCCAGGTTTAATGACAATCGATTTGTTGATCGAACAAAAGTTCTTAAGGACTTCAATAGTGGACTTGGAAATTACTGTCATTGAGGATACTCTTCACGGTTTGCACTTTGGTCGCTGAAATAAAGCAGCAACAATCCATAATGTAGGATTTTAATAATGTCACGACGGGCAGTGCCCTTCTTGTCATAGCGAGAGGCATACTTCAGAATGTTAGATCTGCAGAATGCCTCAGCATCACCACAGGCATCAATCAGGTCTAGCGTCTGAATATTGTCAGTTGCATAGTGCTGACTGTATGTGCCTGCAATGTAATCTTTCAACTCCTTTAGGAGTTGATCTTCATTGTATTTCATTATCAGATAGACTCTTCCCCACTAGTATACTCTGAATCTTCTCCTGCGTCAACTTTAGTATAGAGATCGAGGAAAGATTGCTTGGTGTCATCATCAAAACGATTGACACAGTTATTAATAGCAATCAGACGATCACCAAAGATACTATATGCTTGTACAATATGAACCAGTCGGCGGGTAGTAATAACTTCATCAACACCACCGTCAAAGAAAGTCTTACGAATTACACCTGCCCACTTGATAAGCATATCAGCAAACTCTTGATCACATCCAGAATTAAGAAGGATCTTAGTTTCAATAGCAGCAGAAGGATACTCCTGCTCGAAGGTTACAGGGAAACGCTCAAGGAATGCTTCATTAAGAATATTGGTTCCAATAAAGCGACCGTCATCGCTGCCTTTACCTTTAGTATTTGCAGTTGCAATAACATTGAATCCTTTAGCGGGTTGTACATATTTACCAATTTTCTTAAGGAAAACACCTTTACCCTCAAGTACGGATTGCAAGCAAAGGATTTTATTGGATGCTAGATCGATCTCGTCTAGAAGGAGTATAGCTCCACGTTCAAGAGCTTCGATGACTGGACCGTTATGCCAAACAGTGTCACCATTAACAAGACGGAAACCGCCAATAAGATCGTCTTCATCCGTTTCGATTGTAATGTTGACACGGATTAGTTCTCGTTTCGTTGCAGCACACGCCTGCTCAACGGACATGGTTTTACCATTTCCAGAAAGACCTGTGATAAAGATTGGGTAAAATTGATTAGAGGAGATAACTTTGCGAAGATTGCCGAAGTTACCAAAAGGGACATAGGAATCATCTTTTTCTGGAGTGTAAGACTCTTTTGAAATAGCAGACGGTGCCTGATACGCACGTTCAATTTCTTGGGCAGTGAGATTCCACTTACCCTTACCTGATTTATAATCCTTCAGACGCTTACAGGCAGTAGCATAGGATACATTCAATGAATCTGCTGCTTCGCGAATGTTGTTACAACCAACCTCAGAACCAACTTTGTCGGTAAGGTATTGAACGAGTTGCTCGGTTGTAACTGGATTTGGTGCGAAAGGCATGTGTTTGTTTGTTGTCTATACAGATATTATAGCAGAAGACCTGCCGCTTGGACAGGTCTGAGGACAGTTATTTATCCGTACACTGCTGTCACACTCATGACAGTAGCATCTGGATTTCTCGCCAAAGCAATTTCTCTAGCGTGTTGATAGTCGCGAGCAACAACCTCTTCGGTAAAGACAGTGCCAGCGACATAGAGTGTGACTTCGATTCTCATGCGATTTGATCAATGAAACGGTTAAGGATAGTTTTGTTAGTCATTTTAGAACCCATGTGTTTTTTGAATGCACGACTAAGTTCTGCTTTAGTTGCAACTTCACCTTTTTGCTTTACCTCTAGATCTTGGGATGAAATACCCATTCCTTGATAAGGCATATAGAGAGATTCACTAAATCCTACATTATCTTTGAGGGTAGCATATCTTTCTTTCTTCCACTGCTGATCTACAGCATCAACTCCTTTAGGTGAATATTCCCTAGCAAGACGAAGCATATCACTTTTATTACAAATACGGATACCAATCCAATTGTAATCAGTAATCTCACGCATAAAAGAAACCAGTTCTTTTGTAGTGTGATAAGGAGATGCATCCATCCTACGAGAGTATCCAGTATTTGAATCTCTCAAAATGTAAACGCGACCTTTATTGTGGCAGAGATACGAACCCCTAAACTCTTCATCGTTATAGGGACTCTGTTGAACATATCCAAGAGGGTTTGCTTCACCATCGGTCAAACAAACAACATTGACCTTAGTAATATTTTCAACCCTCTTCATGTTATCGACGATACTTCTAGTGCAATACATTGCTTCCGAGAGAGGAGTTCCCCCCAAACCGTATTTACCGTAGGTAGAAATCCGGTATCCTCCCATAGAAAATACATGAAGAAAGATGAGTTGCATAGATCTTTCCAATGACTTTGCATTTTGTTTTGATGAGAAAAACTCTAAAAGTTTGAAGTCATCATGCATATGCATATCAAATTCACGAAGATTCAATGATTCAATATCATCCTCAGAAAAATTTTTGTATCCAGCGCCAGATTGAAATGCCATGACACGGAATGGAATTCCTGCTTTCTTACAGAACCAAACAAGATTAAAAGTTTGTTTGATTGTATCCAGAAGAACATCTGCCATAGAACCAGACCAGTCAACAAACATTACCAATCCATGATTCTTCCCATCAGGAACAAGTGTAGTTTTTTTGAAGATGTCATCAGTTAGTCTATATTTAAACAACTTGTTCGTATCAATCACACCAGTCTTAGATGTTGCTGCTCTCTTATATTGTTCTGCAGACTTCTTCATTTCAAACTGTTTGACCAAATAGTTGACAGTTTTAGAGGAGTCTTTTTTATATTCCATATACTTATTGATTGCAAATTCAATATTGTTTCTATGATATTTTTTATCTAAATCGTCCGTATATTCACTTCGGAGTGGTCTATCATAATAGTAGTCCTGAAAATTGTCTTGGATTTCACGATAAGAAACGATGATTTTCTTCAGATCCGGATTGGGCATATTCAAATATACCCATTCCTTAGCATTATCATCAATCATACTCTCCAACGCTTCAGCAAGTGCTTTTTCAGTAACACTTTCAGTCTCATTCAAATCATAACTAGGAACATCTAGATGTGCGGGATCATCTCCATATTGCTCCCGTTCCATAGGATTATCATCAGTAAACCAATCTTGTTCAACTCCCTCTTCGATATTTTCTTCTTCGGGACCAGCATCAGAAACAGGATTTACTTCATCAAGATCTTCTCCTGATGGAGAACCAGAAAGATCATCCTTAGGCGTTGGCGCATCCATTTGATTATCTTTTTGTTCTTGAAGTTCTTGTGCATATTCATAAAGTTCACTAGCAAGATCAAGAACATCTTGGAATGTCTTAGTTTTAGATGCACGAGAAACCCATACAGTTTCAGCATCACTGAAGGGAACTTCTGGATTACCTTTAAAGTACAGATTGATGCGATCAATCAACGGAAGATCTGCCATGTCCATATCACGAACACCAAAGAAGTCATCTTCCCACAATTCTTTGTAACCCTCAAAGAAAGATCTACGAAGACCAGGATAGGTCTGTTTCATCATGCGTTCAATACGAGCATCCTCTAGAACGTTCACAAAAGGTTTAGAGATGCCTTTAAGATCGTCTGAGGGTGTGTAGAGAGCATGTCCTACTTCATGACCTACCAGAAGGTCATAGACGGTGCTAGAAGCACTCTTCCAGATAGGAAGGCAAAGAACACGCTTCTCAACATCAAAATATGCCGTACTAACTTTACGATGCTCAACAGTCAGGTTCTCAGTTGCTAAGAGTTTAGCAAGAGTTCCTTTAACTTCCTGATTGATCATGGGCGTTTTGTTTTGTATGAGTACATTCTAGCAGACCAAGACGCGAGTGGTCAAGCCGATGGACAGTTTACGAATCGTCCGACATCTTCGAGAAGTCATTGATCTTTTCAAATTTAACTGTCCTTAAGAACTTATCTACCAGGATTTCTCCCTTGTGAGAAATAACAAAGACGTTAGTATTGTTTCCAAGACTACGAAGAATTTGAAGTAGTTCATTAGTACCAGACGTATCCAAAGAACTGTCAAACACTTCATCGAGTATGAGTAAGTTAGTGGCAACACTATTTTTCATTCTAGCAACTTCACGCCAGGTAAACAGCAGCGCAAGGTCAATTTTTTGTTTTTCACCTTCTGAGAATGAAGCATATGAAAACTCGTCCCTAAAACGACTTTTAATAACCTCATTAAATTCTTCATCAAGAGTAAAATTAACGAAGAAATCC